CTTCTATATGGAAGTTGTTGAAAATACAACATTTGAGAGTCAGATTGCGAATCTAATTCAAGATCTATCTCTAAGGTGACACCTTTCTTAAACTGACGTCCCTGTAAGGGAACAGCGTAAGAAGTCACTTTATTTCTTATTTATATCTTACTTTAAAACTTCTAATGAAATTAATTAATAACTTTAAAAGTCGTTTTGCTGCAAGACAACGTATAAGTGAGAATATCGTAACTTTGTTTTCGTTACGTGAGGAGCAATCCTTGCGGAAAGTTTTGTCTCGTTACTTATGGAAAATATTTTCATTAGCAACGGGAAAAACTAAAGTTTCACCTAGACTTAGAAGATTTGATAAATTCCTTAGTTTGGTTTTTAAAAATTTTAAAAACCATGGGGCTGCTTTTACCATTAAATGGTTAAAAGCGTGCCACATGACTGTACAAAGAAAACTTTCTTCGGCTCCATGTGAGTCTCTTAGAGATATCGAACCTAATCTTCCATTGCCCCGTTTAATAAACGGTTTACCTACTTTTATAGGTACGATGGATAGACGGATGATCAGAAGTGGTCATCCTGGAACTATTCGATTATGGCTTTCAATTTTATCGGTTTATCGGATCTTACAAGGTCCGTTAAGCCCTAAATTGAATACTATAACTGATAAGTTCGAAGGAGATTTCGATATTATTAAAAGAATCATCGGAGTGTCTAAAGATGTATATAATTTCAATGTTAAAGAAAGAGTAATTACTCCTCTTACTTCTAAAAAATTATGTGCAAATGATATAACTAAGTCATTGAGTGCTGGTCCTAATGGATCAGTATCAGTAACTCATGTTATAACAGATGCTATAGCTATGGCTAAATATCCCGAAATATATGGTCCGTATCGCGATTATTGTAAAATAACCGGATCTCGGATCATCGAGATGTTAAACCATTCTATTAATTTTTCCTATGACATGATAACTAATCATGGGACAGGATGGATTAAAAGATCCTCGAAAATATCATTTAATGATATTGCTCTTGGAAAACTATCTTTCAAAGAAGAAGCGGCAGGTAAGTTAAGAATATTCGCTATTTGCGATATTTGGACACAAAGCCTGTTTAAACCCTTACATGACGAATTATTTTTATTCTTGAAATCACTACCAAATGATGGTACTTTTGATCAAGATAAGTCGTTTGCGAGAGCTATGCAGAAATCACAATTATATAATTGTGGTTACTCTGTGGATCTTTCTTCCGCGACTGATCGTCTTCCTATTGATTTACAGGTAGGTATTCTTGACTTTATGTCAGGTTTATCTATTGGTAAATTATGGAAAGATATCTTAGTCCTAAGACCTTATATGGTACGGGAAAATAAATACATTAAAGACATCGAATATGTTCACTATAATACAGGTCAACCTATGGGTTGTCTGTCTTCGTGGGCTATGTTAGCTGTTACTCATCATTTTATATTACAAACTTGCGCGTTCCATGTATATGGAACTCGACGTTGGTTTGATAAATATGAAATACTTGGGGATGATCTCGTTATTTTTGATAAAGCAATTTATCTTGAATATTGTAGATTAATGGACCTACTGAAAGTAGGAGTTAATCCATCAAAATCATTATTTTCTGAAGGCGTTTCAGCGATTGAATTCGCGAAACGTACAGGAGTTAATGGAGTTGATGTTTCAGGTTTAAGCTTTAAACAGTTTATATCTGAGGACTCGATTATGGGTAGAATGAACATTGTTCTTTCTGCTTCTAAACGAGGGTTAATAACTTCTATTCCACTACTCTTACGAGTATTGGATAGAACTAAG